GTCGATTTATTTTTTCAACAAAAAATCCCACCGACCGGCTTTAAAGCGAGGGAAAATGGGACAAACCCCCACCGAACCGAAACGAACCGGATCGAAGAAAACCTCAATCCCCACTGAAGTGACGGGGGGGAAGACTGTACGGCGGGCTTCACGAAAGCCAGCCACCAAGATCGAAGCTGTCGACCCGGCGAATCTTGACGATCAGCCGCTTGATGAAGCTGCGCTTTCGGAGTTGCCGCTAAAACGAGCAACTTCGGCGAAGAAGGCCCCGGCTCGCCGAGTGGCACAAAGGGCGAAGCCCTCCGTCGCTGAACCGGCTCCGACGTCAAGTCAACCAGCGCCACATTTAACCAACTTTGGCGCAGCCGCGGCCTTCATTGCTTTGCTCCGTAAACAGGAGCGCCTTACCGAAATAGACGACGCCAGGGTGACCGCCTTCCTGACTCTGGCTGCCGCTGTTGACGCTGATCCGACGAATGCACAACTCCGCAAGGAGTACCGAATGGCCGAGGAAGGCTTGCGTGCAACGGAGGACAATGGCACCGACGTCTTCGAAGAACTCCTCCGGGCTATGTCTGCCCCGGTGGGCGACACCACGAACACCTGAACGAGAGACATTCGGCAATCGAATTGTCAACGTCTCGGCGCAGCTGGGACAGCCGCTCATGCCGTGGCAAGAACAAGCGGCCATGGTGGCCGGCGAGATTGACCCTGAAACTGGCTTCCCGGCGTACCGTGAAGTCATCATCTCGGTGCCTCGCCAGTCTGGCAAGACCACCTTGGTTCTTTCGTTCGAAGTCGAGCGTTGTCTGTTTTGGACTGGCCGGCAGCGAGTGACCTATACAGCACAGACCGGTAAGGACGCTCGAGAGAAGCTCATTGAGGATCAAGCCCCGATCCTCGAGCAGTCAACCTTGTGGAAGGGCTTTGGGCAACGCGTCTACCGAGGCGTTGGTGCCGAGTCCATCCTGTGGAAAAACGGTTCTCGCATTTCGGTGCAGTCCAGTGGCGACGAAGCCGGTCACGGTAAGACCGTTGACTTGGGCGTGATCGACGAAGCATTCGCCGATACCGACGACATGCGAGAGCAGTCAATTCTCCCTGGCATGTTGACCAAGCCAAACGCTCAGCTGCTCATCATTTCGACGATGGGCACTGAGGCGTCGGTTTACTGGAACCGTAAAGTCGAACTTGGAAGAAACGCCGTGGACTCGGATTCACGTTCGGGCATTGCGTATTTTGAGTGGTCGTCCCACAAAGACGATGACCCGGACGATCCTGAAACATGGGCAGCTTGCATGCCGGCTCTTGGTCGGACGATTAACCACGCTGCCGTGCTGCACGCTCGAGCAACGATGAGCGACGGTGAGTTTCGACGAGCCATGCTCAACCAACCAACGATTGCCGACGACCGGCTCATTGGTGTCCAAGTATGGAACGACGCTTCAAGTTCGGGACATGTACCCGAAGCGCCGTTTGTGTTCGCTGTAGAGATCAACCCGGAGCGCACTTGGGCATCGGTTGTCGTTGCCGGTTCCAATGGCGTCATCGAGCTCATTGAACACCGAGCCGGTACGTCGTGGCTTGTTGAGTGTTTGCAGGGTCTTCGCCAGCATGGCGAGATGCGCCTGGTCATTGATGACTACGGCCCAGCCGCTGCTTACATTTCCGACATTGTTGCGGCCGGCATCAAGGTGATTCCGTACAAACACCGAGACGTCGCCATGGCTTCAACCAAGTTTTACGACGACCTGTACGCCGGCAAAGTCAAAGTCCGTTCTCATCCCGACCTCGACGAAGCCGCAGCTGCTGTTCACAAGAAGCCAACTGGTGACTCATGGGTCTTTGCTCGAGCATCAGCCGCTGACGTTTCACCGCTCATCGCCGCAGTTCTTGCCTATGACCAAGCGGCCAAGCCTCAAACCGAGGACGTCTGGCTGCACTTTTAAGGGGTGCCATGACCCGCAGCAACATCGCAATTGCTCTTCAATCGGTTGGCTTGTCGGCATTGTCCGTCGGTGTCGGCCTCTACAACTTGGCCGCTGGCGTCATTGTTGCCGGCCTTTCAGCCGTGCTTTTCGGCGTGGCCATCGAACGAGGTGAATGACTTTGGGACTCGCAACGCTTTTGCCGACTTCAACTGAGACCAGGGCAGCCGGTTCACTCTCGTGGACTGACTACCAGCGCATGTACGAAAACTTTGGTTTTAACGGCATCCAGTACGTCGTCCCTCAGTCAAGTGTTGCGAAACTCACCGCTCTCGAAGGCCAGCGCAACCCGATCGTCGCTGCCTGTGTGCGTATCCGCATGGCGGTCTTTGCTGAAGCGACTTTCCAGTTTCAGACCTATGCACCGGCCGGCAAACTCTTTGGCAAGCCGGCACTTCGCTTGCTTGAGAACCCATGGCCGGGTGGCACGACTCAGTCATTGCTCGCCACCATGGAATCCGACGTTTCGTTCTACGGCAACTCCTACTGGCTCTATCGTGACGACCAGCTGCACCGTCTTGACCCAATCCACGTCAAGATCATCACGGCCGACCTCGAGGACACCGTTACCGGTGCCGTAATCGGCAAGACCTTGGTGGCGTACGCCTACGTCGACCAAAAGGGCAAGCAGGTTGCCACTTTCCTGCCTGAAGAGATCGTCCATTACAAGCCAATCATTGACCCGGAAGAACCGTACCGAGGTCTGTCCTGGCTGTCAGCAATTCTTCCGGACATCTCCGCCGACCAAGACATGACAACGTACAAGACATCGTTCTTGCGCAACTCGGCCACGCCGAACTTGGTGGTGACGTTCAAAGACGGCACCAGTCCTGAGTCGATTGAGAAATTCCGTGATCGCATGGAGGCGTTTCACACGTCGCCAGACCAAGCCTTCAAGACGCTCTACGTTGGCTCAGGAGCCGACGTCAAAGCCATTGGCGCCAACTTTGCCGACATGGAGTTTGCGGCTGTCCAAGGCCAAGGTGAGACCCGCATCGCTGCCGCTGCTGGTGTCCCTGCTGCGCTCATTGGCATTGCCGAAGGCTTGAAAGGCTCGACGCTGAACGAAGGCAACTTTTCGGCTACTCGCCGAGCCTTTGCCGACGTCACCATTCGTCCACTGTGGCGTTCGGTGTGTGGCGCGCTCGAGAACGTCGTCAAGACGCCAAAGAACACACGCCTTTGGTACGACTCGAGGGACATTCCGTTCCTGCAAGCGGACGAAAACGACGCCGCTGCGATTCGTCAACAAGACGCCACAACGATGACCGCTTTGGTCTCGGCCGGCTACGACCCTGACTCGGTGCGTGATTGCATCATGAGCGGATCATGGGCTGGCCTTACTCACACCGGCTTCTTGTCGGTGCAGCTGCAACCAATTGCCGACACAACGGGTACGGCACCAGAAGCACAGCCCACGTTGCCGGCTACGGCACCGCCTGAACTGAACCCAGGAGACTAACTGTGGACCCCAACGCGTTAATTCAAGCCGTTGACGCCTCTATTGACGAGGCGCTTGTGCTTGTCCAAGACATCGACGTTTCGACGCTCGACCCCAAGGTTGCCCAGGCACTTGCGTTGCTGCAAGCGGCCGGCACGACCATCGACGAATTCATGGAAGCCGTTGGCATCTACGACGCCGACGACCCTCAAACGATGCAACAAGAAGGCGACGACGCCGAAGAAACGCCAATGCGTTCCGCTGCACCGACCGAAAACCTGCTCCGAGCCACCATGGGTGGCGTCGAGCTGCGCGACAACACCGACGGTGCACCGGTTTTGTACGGCCACTTCTCCATGTTTGACCAGCCTTACGAGATTGACTCGGCCTACGAAGGCCGCTTCCTCGAAATCATCGACCCGAAGGCTTTTGCCGAGACGATTCAAGCCGACAAGTCGAACATGCGCGTGCTGTACGACCACGGTTTTGACCCAGCCATTGGCAACAAGCCACTTGGACCCATTGAAGTGTTGCAATGCGACGCACAAGGCGCCTATTACGAAGTTCCGTTGCTTGACACTGACTACAACCGCAACTTCGTGCTGCCGGCTCTTCGAGGACAACTCATGGACGGTCGCCAAGTCGGTTCCGTGCTCGGTGCATCGTTCCGTTTTCAAGTGCAAGACGAACAGTGGACGTATCCCGAGGCACGCACCTCGAGCAACCCGGAGATGCTCCCTGAGCGTCGCATTACCCGAGCCAAAGTCTTTGAGTTCGGACCAGTGACCTTCCCTGCGAACCCTGGCGCCACCGCTGGCGTGCGTTCGCTTACGGATGAATTCATCGACAAGCTGCACCACGACCCGAAATTCGTTGCACGAATGACGGAACGAGTGGGCGCAACTGTCGTCGAACGGATGCTTGCTGCAACGCCGGGCGACGCCCGCAGTGCACAGGCACCAAGCACCGCCAAAAAAGAGGTAACCGCATCGGCCGACGGCCAGCGCACGCCACGCAGCACATCACAACGTCGCGCTCTGGCCATTCTGGCCGGTGCCATGAACCCCTTGGAGGGGAAATGAACATTGACGAGACGCGGGCACAGCTCGCAGAACTCCAAACTGAGATCCGGTCGCTCGTTGCGTCCGACTCTGCAACGCCTGAACTTGACGCCGAACTTGACGCCAAGCTTGGTGAATTCGAAGTCCGCAAGGCCGACCTTGCCAAGCTCGAAGAGCGCGCAGCCAAAGTTGCCGCTGTCGACGCCATGGAGACTCGCCGCATCGACGGCATGCCTTCATTCAGCATCGCCAAGGACAAGGTTGCTCCAACCGACGTTCGTAGCCTGAGCCGTTCCGAAGCTCGTGACGCCGCATTGCGCGTCATTGACGCCGATGGCAAGAAGTTGACCGAGCGTCAGCTGCGCCACGTTGACGCACTTGTGCGCTCGAGCAACGAAGACCAAGACGGCGACTCTGTTGCACGTCGCATCTTGCTCACCGAGAACCCTTCCTACCGCACCGGTTGGCAAAAGGCTGTCTCGGGACGCCCAGAACTCATCAACGCCGAAGAGCGTCGTGCTCTCGAAGAGTTCCGTGCCATGTCCGACGGCACCGGCTCTGCTGGTGGTTACGGTTTGCCAGTCCTGATCGACCCAACGATCATCTTGACTTCGCAAGCTGCAAACGCTCCGATCCTCGACGTTTGTCGCGTCGTCACCGTCACCACCAACGTGTGGAAGGGTGTCACCTCGGCTGGTATGTCGTGGGGCTACGGCTCAGAAGCCTCCGCTGTCACCGACGGCTCACCAACGCTTGCTCAGCCAAGCATTCCTGTTAACCGTGCGACCGGGTTCATTCCTTACTCAATCGAAGTTGAGCAGGACTACCCAGGCTTTGCCGAGCAAATGGCGCACTTGCTGGCTTCGGGTTACACCGACCTCATCGCCAACGCCACGCTCAACGGTTCGGGCTCGGCTCCAAACCCGAAGGGCATTTTCACGGCAATCGCAGCCGCTTCAAGCTCCTTGGTCGCAACCACGACCGCAGGTGTTCTTGGCGCAGCCGACATTGCCAGCGTCTACGGTGCTCAACTCGAGCGTTTCCGTGCCAACTCAACGTGGATCATGAACGTCGCAACCGAAGACAGCATTCGTCTGCTCTCGACCGGCGGCCCTGGTGGCACGTTCTCCGTTGACCTGCAGCAGCCTGGCATTCCGAAGTTGTTCGGCAAGACCGTGCTCCGCTCGGACTACGCGCCGAAGCAGCCAACTGGAACCACCGCAGGCACCTTTGCAGTCATTGGTGACTTCAGCCAGTTCGTGTTTGTGCAGCGCGCAGGCATGACCATCGAGCCGGTCTCGCACCTGTTCGACACCTCAACCGGTCGTCCTACTGGACAGCGCGGTTGGTTGGCTGTTGCTCGCAACGGTTTCGACGTCACCTCGACGGCCGCGTTCCGTGGATTGGCTAACAAGACCAGCTGATCCTTCGGGACCACATTGTTGTGAGGGGTGTCCGTACATGGCGGGCGGACACCCTTTGCAACTCCCCGCCATAACCAACCGCCTAGGAGTGCCATGACTTCCATTGTTTACGCATCAACCACCGCAGCAGTTCCCGACATTGCTCTTGGCTATACCGTGCGCGTGATGCACGGCGAACCATGGGCAGCCGACGATCCGTTCGTTGCGGCGCACCCTGACTTGTTCTCTGCCGAATGCCCGACCAACGCTGTTCGACGCACCGTTGCGCCGGCACTGGTCGAGACCGCTACGAAAGCACCAGGGGAGCGTCGGACGGTGAAGCGTGCCCAATAGTCAAGACACCGTCGTTGCATTTCTGCACGGCCCCGACGTCAGCGCATCGTTTGAACGCTCGAAAGAGCAGCTGTTCATGTATGACTCGGTTACGAATCAGCGCATCAAAAACCGCATTACTGCGTTTTGCTCGTCCGGTGGGCTTCCCGAAGGTAGAAATACCTTGGTTACTTCGTTTTTAGAGAGCGACTGCGACTGGATGCTCATGGTCGACACCGACATGGGCTTCGAGCCAGACATTTTGGACAAGATGCTCGAGGTCGCCGATCCGGTCGCTCGTCCAATCATTGGTGGCCTTTGTTTTGCCAACCGTCAAATCGTGCCCGACGGCATGGGCGGTTTCATTACCAGGGCGTATCCAACCATTCTCAACTGGACAAAGTGCGACGACGGCTTTCACCGTTTTGTTGGCCAAATGCACTTTCCGGTCAATAGCGTCATTTCTGCCGGTGCAACTGGAGCTGCCATGCTGCTCATGCACCGCAGCGCTTTGCAAAAGGTGTTCGAACTTGACGGCCCTAATCACTTCACTCGCATCTTGGGCGAAGACGGTGTGTGGATCAGCGAGGACATTTCGTTTTTTGACCGCTGCCGACGACTTGAAATTCCACTGTTCATCCACACCGGTGCTCGCACCAGCCACGCCAAAGTGTCGTGGCTCAATGAGATGGACTTTTGGGATACCGAACAGCCACCACCAGCAACGGATCGCTGTGCGGTCATTGTGCCGGTGCTGCATCGACCTCACAACGTTGCACCGCTCATTGAGTCGCTGCGGGCTTCAACAGGTCTGGCAACGCCGTACTTCGTCGTTCAAGAGGGCGACAAAGTCATGGCCGACACAGTGTTGGCCAATGGTGGTCGCGTCATTACCAAAACCGGTAGTTTTGCGGCCAAAGCGAACTACGCCGTTACGCAAACCGACGAACCCTGGTTGCTTTTTGTTGGCGATGACGTGCATTTCCACTCTGGCTGGCTGAACGCCGCTTTGGACATTGCCAACCGGTACGACAAGTCGGTGATCGCCACCAACGATTGCCACAACCCATTTGTGACGCGTGGCGAACATGCAACGCACCCTCTTATTGAGCGTCGTTACATCGAAGACCTTGGTGCGTCGTTCGATGGACCCGGAACTGTGGCGCACGAAGGCTACGGCCACATGTTCATCGACAACGAATGGACGTATTTGGCCAAGATTCGTCAACAATTTGCAGCTGCACTTGGCTCTCGAGTCGAGCACCTGCATCCGTTCTACGACGAGACCGTCGAAGACGATTCGATTTATGAGCTCGGCCGATCAACGGTTGATGCTGACCAGAAACTTTGGATGGACCGAGTCCGAGCCTTTATGGAGAGTGCGCAATGACAACGCCAAAGGACTACTGCACCATTGAAGACGTCAAGACGTCGATGAGCCTCACTGGCACACAAGACGATGATGCGCTTCAAGCAGCGGTCACCGCAGCGTCACGCCTGATTGACCACCACTGTGAGCGGTACTTCTACCAAGACGACACCGCCACCGCTCGAGTGTTCGTGGCTGAAAGCATCTTGGCCGTCGAATGCGACGACTTTGACCCAAACCAAACGATCATCGTCAAGACCGACCCAGTTGGACTTCGCACTTGGGACCAGACGTGGACGTCGGCGGACTACCAAATGGAGCCGTTGAACGGCGTGCGTTATGGCATGCCTTGGCCATGCAACCGGCTTCGTGCCATCAAGTCGCTGTATTTCCCTGTGTGGGGTGGTGCTGCCATTTCCGTGCGCAACGTCGTTCCCCAGGTGCAGATCACAGCCAAGTGGGGCTGGGCACAAGTGCCCGACGCCATCTTCCAAGCGGCAGTCATTCAAGCCGCAGCCACGTTCCAAGCCATCAAGGCACCACTTGGCGCTACGTCGTTCGGTGAAGCCGGCATTGTTCGAGTGAAGAACCAATTGCACCCACACGCGCAGCTGCTAATTCAGCCCTACTCGCTCGAGGACGTCTTCGTCCTGTGATTGGTGACCTTCAAGCCATTTGCGAAGGCATTCAAGCAAACTTGCAAACCATTCCGGGCTTGCAAGCGTTTGGCTACCTTCCCGATTCGTTTTCAGACCCGGCAGCGGTCGTCTCCGTCATGGACGTCCAATACCAAATGTCGATGAACGACTCACTAACCGGTCAAGTTGACCTGATCGTCAACGTGCTGGTGGCTCGTACCGATGCCAGGAGCTCGCAACACAAGCTGCAAGCGTTCATGAGTCCAAACGGACCCGGTTCGATTCGAGAAGCCATTGAATCCGACACCACGCTTGGCGGCATTGTCAGCGACACCACGGTGATCTCGTCCTCTCGAGGACCAGCAATCAGCGTTGGTGGTGGACCAACGATTTACCTGACCTTGGAATTCACGGTCGCCGTTTACCCATAGGAGAACCATGACCTACACCGTCACCAGCGGTCTGTTGGTCTTTGCAGCGGAAGGGTCCACCGTGACCGACGCCGACTGCGAAGGCTGCAACATTCCCGCACTTGTCGAAGGCGGCCACCTGACCGTCCAGTCCGCAGTACCAAGCAACGAGCCGGTCTCACCGGAAGAAGGAGCATAACCATGGCGAAATTCGTCTACAAAAACGCCACCGTGGTCATCAACTCGGTGGACCTGTCCTCACAGGTCGAGCAAGTGACCGTTGAGCGCAAGCTTGACGAAGTCGAAGTCACCGCCTTTGGTGACACTGCTCACAACTTCGTGACCGGACTTGAGTCCAACAAGCTCACGCTGAGCCTCTATGCCGACTACTCGGTTTCGAGCGTTCACGCCACGCTTTCACCTCTCGTCGGCTCGACGACGACGGTTGTGGTCAAGCCAACGGCAAACGCCACCAGCACGACCAACCCTTCATTCACCATGACGGCGCTCATCTCCAACTACATGCCGGTTGACGGCAAGGTTGGCGACGTTGGCAAGCTCTCGCTGACCTTCCCGGTCGTGAGCGGCATCACCCAGGCGACTGCATAACCATGGCCGCCTCCCGCCTAACCGTCACGAAACTTGCAGAAAACGGAGAGCAGCTGCCTCCGCAGACGTACACGCTGACCCCAGCGATCCTCGTTGCGTTCGAACGCCAATTCAAAATTGGCATGGGTCAAGCGTTCCAAGCCGAGACCATGAAGATCGAATACATCTACTGGCTCGCTTGGGAAGCCGAGCAAAGGGACAACCTTGCTCACCACGGCATTCGAGTCTTGTTTGACGACTGGTTGAAGACCGTCGAAGAAGTGATGGACCCGGACGCTGATTCAGACCCTTCGTAGGGCCAACGACAGACGCCATCTGTCGTTTGGCCCTACGCATGGGCATCGCACCGTCAATTTTGGCTGAGGAGCCGGTGTTTTACATCGAGCACCTCGTTTGGCTGTGCAACAAAGAAGATGAGGCGGTCCGAGAATGAGCGATAGCAAATCATTTGCCATTGTTGATGTCTCGGACCTTCTCGCTTTACCGAAGGTTTTGAAAGCGATTGACCCCGCTGCCAAAAAAGAGCTCACGCGTGGGCTCCGTGCCATTGGTAGGCAAATTGCCGACGGCGCCAAATCGAATGTTCGGGCCATTCCTTCAAACGGGACTGAGTCTTTTCATTCGCGTGGCGGCAGTATTCGTGCGTTGGTTGCCAATGCGATCAAGGTGCGAGTGTCCGGGATGACCGTCAAAGTTGTCCAGGACAAAGTTGGCTACCCAGCAGATGCTTTGTCACGTTTGTGGGAACTCGGTGGAAAAGACAGCCGCTCGTACTGGTCGCACCCATTGTTTGGCAACAAAGACGTGCAAATTCAACAGCAATCGCACAATTACCTCATGACTTCCGTGCTCGAGCACGAAGACGAAATTAAAGACGCTGCCGAAAAGGCAATTATGGCCGGCCTCTTGGCTGCCCAACGAGCTGCGGAGATGACACATGGCGAGTAAAAGCTCAGTTTTCACCGTCGTCGTTGCCGGCAAGTCAACGTTGTCCAAAGTTGTTGACAACGAAACGAATGGCGTTGGCCGCAGCACGCAACGCATGGCTCGGCACTTCAACGAGATGACGTCCAAAATTGGCGGAAGCCTCACCAAGGTAGGTGAGAGTTTTGAGAAAATGGACATTGTTGGCGCTGGTGCGTTAACAGGCCTTGGTCACGGTTTGGACAAATTTGCCGTCAAATCAACGGCCACCAAAGACATTGTCAAAGGCGCCTTGAAAATGATGGGCACGGCCATTCTTTCTGCCGGCGCCGGTATTGCTGCATTTTCGCTTAAGGCCGGCGAAGATTACGCTTCAGCCGAAAACGCTTTAAAAGCCTCGGTCGAAGGATCAGGCGGCAGTTGGAAACGAGCCGAAGAACAAGTTGTCAAAGTTCAAGGGCGTTATCAAAAATTTGGCTATTCTTCGGCACAAGTCAACAGTGCGCTTTCAAAATCGGTAATTTCGACCGGCAACCTCAAAGCCTCCATGGCACATTTGCCAATTGCGCTTGACCTTGCAGCTGCAAAAAACATTGACCTCAACTCGGCCATGTTGGCCGTGGACAAAGCCGCGTCCGGTAATAGCCGAGTGCTCAAGCAACTTGGTATTGACATTGCTATTCCGCAATCATCTGCGCTGAAGTTGCAACAAGCTCAGGACAAAGTCACCGCAGCGCAACAAACTATGGCAAGCGTAATTTCAAACTTTCCTAACGCCGCTCAAGCAGGCGCCAAGGGTCACGACAAATACGTCAAAGCCATACAAAAAGTGCAAATTGCCGAAGACAAGTTGCGAATTCTTCATGGCGCCTCGACAGCAGTTTTAAAAACCCTTGGCGACCGCTTGAAAGGTCAAGCCTCTGCGGCTGCCGACACATACGCCGGCAAACTCAAAGCCGCTCATGCTCGAGCAACGGACCTTGCCAAAGGTTTGGGCGAAAAGTTGCAACCCATGATTGAAAAAGTCCTAACTTGGTTTACCAAGTTCATTGACTACGCCAACAAGCACACTTGGGTGTGGAAAACACTTGCCACTGTTATTGGCGTTACGTTGGTGGCTTCGCTCTTAAGCATGATGGCTCCCCTTGGCTCGTTACTTGCCGGCCTTGGCGGTTTGGTCGTTGAATTGGGTATTAGCGTTGCTGGATTTTTGGGCTTTGACCTTGCAGCAATGTCGGCGGCTGGTGGAATTGCCGCGGTTACTGCAGCAATCATGGCCACCGGTGTCGGTGCATTGGTTATTGCGCTGATTGGTCTTTTGGTTTACCTAATTTTCCATTGGAAACAAGTATGGAATGTCGTCAAGGCCGTTTGGAATTGGATCTACGACCTCATCAAGACAGTTGTCACGGCCATTTGGGGATTTATTGACAAATGGTTCGTTCAACCGTTTATGACTGTGTGGGACAAAATTAAAGACCCAGTGTCCAAAGCATTTAGTTGGATTGGCAAAGCCATCACCACGCCGTTCAAACTTGCCATGAATGCCATCAAATGGTTGTGGAATAACACCGTTGGCGGATTCTCCATGCACTTGCCTTCGTGGCTTGGTGGCTATGGCTTTACTGTGCCCAAGATTGGTGAAAGCGGAGCGTCAGGTCCTTCAGGTGCCTCGATCAGCACCGACCTTAAGCCGGTAGGCACCACCGCCGGCGGAGGACTCGGCGCAACTGGCGTCGTCGGAGCACCTGGTGGCAATCAAGCACACGTCGTCATCAACGTGCACGGCGGAGACCCGAACCAAGTCGTGGCAGCTCTCGTTGCACACACGCGAACAAATGGACCCATTCCGGTGCGCACGTCGCTTCCTTCGGCAGCGCCATTCACTTCATGACCTCGACGGCTCCTTCATTCAAGCTTGAAATGGCGTTCCTTACCGGAGCGACCCTCAACTCGGCATTTACCCTTGACGACTCCGTCAAGGGTGTTTTGGCCGATGGAACCGGCACGCCTGCAAACGTGTTGCTTGCTCCGAGCTACGTCGACATTTCAAACCGAGTCAGCGGCAGCGTCATGGTCAACCGTGGCCGGTCTCGAGAGTTGGACTCGTTCAACGCCGGCACGGCCACGTTTACCTTGCGCAACGAAGACCGAGCCTTTGACCCGCTTAACACGACTTCGGCGTATTACCCAGGCATCGTTCCTCGAGCGCTGGTGCGCATCACGCTGGCCGGGCAAGTGGTCTTTGTTGGCCGAGTTGAGGATTACCGGATCAAATACGACATCACTGGCACCTCGACCGTCGAAGTCTCGTGCGTCGATGGCATGGGGCTGTTGGCCTCGATGTTCTTGGTTGGCGTCACCGTCGACGAAGAGTTCCCCGAGACTCGAATCCCTGCGGTGTTCAATAACACCCAGATTTCGTACCCTGACCCGGTCAGCATTGTTGGTCTTGCGCAGTCAACCATTTCGACGCCGATTGCCGGCCTTGCTGGTCTGGCCATTCTTTCGGACGGTTCCTTCGTCGTTGCTTCGCCGAACACCAGCCAAGTGTGGAGTGGCAACGCCTACGCCGCTTATCCGATGGCGTTCACTGGCCTTTCAACTCCTGCCGGCGTTGCCGTGGATTCGTCTAACGCCGTTTACGTCACCGACCCCGGTAACAACAATGTCAAGAAATTGGTTGGCTCAACGCAAACCACGTTGGCCTTTGGCTCGCTGAGCGGTCCCACCGGCATCGACGTCACAGCCAATGGCGACGTTTACGTTGCTGACCGGTACAACAATCGGATTCGCAAATTGTCAGGCGGAACCGTCACCACAGTGTCGGCGTCGCCGGCTCTGACCGGTCCAGTCGACGTTGCTGTCAACTCAAAAGGCGTCGTCTACGTTTCGGACAGCAACCAGATCAAGACCATCATTGGCGGCGTTACTTCGGTCGTGCCAATTTCAAACCTTGTGAACCCTGGTTACATCACCATTGCCTCAGACGACGTGCTGTACGTCTCGGATAGTGGAACAAACCGAGTCATTCGTTGGTCAACGACCGGCACCGGCGATGCAGCGTTCTCTAACCTTTCAAGTCCTCAAGGCGTTGCCACTGATGCCGCAAAGAACATCTACGTCGTTGACGGCGACAACCAACGGATTTGCCAGACCTCGGTCAATGTTCGTTTGCTTGCAGCTCAATCGTTGGCTGATGTTTCGGCGCTCGAGCATTTGCAAAAGGTAGAAAAAGCCGAATACGGCTGGATGTACGTCGACCGAAACGGCACCCTCATCATCCGCACTCGACCAAACCTCAAAGGAACGCCGACGGTAACGTTCTCGGATTCCGGTTCGGGCATTTACTACGAGTCGATTCAAATGTTGTCGGCGACGCAGCTGCTCTACAACCAGGTGGTTGCTTCGGGCACTGCTGGCGCAGGCGGCGGTCAAACCGGCAAGCGAGTGGTGGCCAAAGACCAAAACAGCCAGGACACTTACCTCGTTCGTTCGTATGACATGAGCGGCACGGCGCTGGCAAACGATGCAGACGCTCAAGACCTCGCCAACTACATTTTGAGCCTCTACAAAGACCCCGAAGTCCGCTTCGACATGATGACGGTCAACTTGCAGCGCACCAACTCAAGCAACCAATCGGTCTTGGCGGCTCTTGACCTTGGCGCAATTGTTCAAGTGGTGTTTCACCCACCGACAAGCGCCGACGCAAAACAGGCCAACCGAGTCGATCTGACCAGCCCTGGCATTTCGCTAGCGCAGGTCGTCGAATCCATCAACTGGACCATTGACTCAGTGGCCTCAACATACAAAGTGACCTACACCTTCGGGTCGGTCGGAATCTAGGAGAACTCCATGGCAAACGGATTCAAAACTTTCACCGGTGGCACTGGCGCTCCGCCATTGTCCGCAGCTGACGTCAACGGCTACCTGATGCAGCAAGTAACGGCAATTTTCACCAGCGCCACCACTCGAGATGCCGCACTGCCTGCGGGGTCCATTATTGAAGGGCAAAAGTGCTACACCCAAGACACCAACACTCTTTGGGTTTACGACGGCGCTGCATGGCGTCCTATTTGGACGCAACAAAACGGCGCTAGCACTTACAGCCAAATGGTCGTCCAGTACCCTGACGCAGCTCGAAACGGAACGGCTCCGACGAGTGGCACCGTTTCTAAGCCATTTGCCATCCAAGCCGGCACTCGAAGCGTCAACATTGGTGCAATCGTTGCCAACCAAGCACAAGTGAACTTCCTGCAATCTTTCCCAAACGGTTGCTTGACGGTCATCTTTTCGCCTGGTGACTCGCGCTGGGATGGTGGCTACCTAGTGTCGGCCGTAGCCGGACACTTCAACATCATCGCTAAAAGCGGAGGAACGGCGTTGACCACCGGATCAGTCACCGTTGACTACATCGCTATTGGGTTCTAATCGTGGCTTTGGTCACCGTCTCCTTTTCGTACAAAACGACTCAGGGCACTGCAGCTACCGGCACGGTGCGTTTTCGAGCTACCGGCGCTAAAGCCAACACCGTCCAGTCGGTGCAGCTCTCAAGCGGCAGCGGTTCGCTGCAGCTCACGATCACTCAGCCCACCGTGTACGTCGTCACCGAGCAGATCGACAACGTTTCACGCATGACGTACCAAGTCACCATTCCGTCGTCGCCATCGTCGGTCAATCTCGCTTCACTCCGACCAAACACCTGACCCCGGAGGTCACCGTGCGACTTCGTTTTTCCACGCTCTTTGCTTTGGCCTGCGCTTCCTTAGGTTTGTCGGTGCTTCCATCGACCAGTGCTTCGGCGGCTGTTGCCACACCGGCTCAATGCGCTTCGTGGGTGCGTTTGGCTGATGTGTCATCGAACAATTCACACCCGATTGACTGGTCAAAGGTTGCTCGAGCGGGTGTTGCCGGCCTCTACATTAAGAACTCTGAAGCAACCAACTACATCAACGAATACTGGTCGGCCGACACTTCGGGCGCTACCAAAGCCGGCATTCCATGGGGCGGTTATTATTTCGCTCAACCCGGCAAGACCACCGCACAAGCTGCGGCGCAATACTTCGTCGCTCATGGTGGAGTTCAAGGACAACT